ACAGGTAATATAAAAGGAGGAGGCTACGGTTGTTCCGTTGGGCCTATAACAATAGAAGCATGATAAATAAAATTTGGAATTGGATAAAAAATATATTTAAACCTGAAAAACAAGATCCACATCTTGTTTTGTATGAGGAGCCACAAGAAGAAACTGCTAAACAAAAAAAGATACGTTTAAAGCATAAAGGGGATATTAAATAATGGCTGGATTAAGTTATAGCGATTTAGTTACAAATATTAGAAATTATACAGAAACAGATTCTAATGTTTTAACCACAGCTGTTTTAGAGAACATAATTTTAAATGCTCAATATAGAATAATGAGGGATATACCTATTGATTCTGATAGAAAACAACAAGAAGGTAATTTAGTTGTAGGTCAAGAAACTATTAATGCTCCAGCAGGGGCATTATTTATTAGAGGTATTCAAGTATATGATTCAACATCTGCTATAACAGGAGCGAATGTTTGGTTAGAAAAAAAAGATGTAACTTATTTACAAGAATATGTGCCATCTACAGAGTCAGCGAAAAGAGGACAACCTAAATATTATGCTATGTTTGGTGGAGCAACAGGAAATACTGACACTACATCTGGTAGAATGATGTTTGCTCCGGTCCCTGATGCAACATATAAATTTAGGGTTCATTTTAATGTGATGCCAGCTACTTTAGAGTCTAGTAATCAGACTAATTATATTAGTCTTAATTTTCCAAATGGTCTATTATACTGCTGTTTATCAGAAACTTATGGATTTTTAAAAGGTCCAATAGATATGTTGACATTATATGAAAATAAATATAAACAAGAGGTACAGAAGTTTGCTAATGAGCAAGTTGGTAGAAGACGAAGAGACGATTATACTGATGGTGCTGTTCGTATACCAATAACATCGGCAAACCCGTAGGAGATTAAATTATGGCAATAACATCAGCAGTTTGTACTAGTTTTAAAGTAGAACTTTTAAAAGGAGTTCATAATTTTACAGCTACAACAGGAAACACATTTAAAATAGCATTATACACAAGTTCAGCTTCATTAGGAGCAGGCACTACAGCTTATTCAGCAACAAATGAAATTACAAATTCATCTGGAACTGCTTACACAGCAGGAGGCGCAACTCTTACAAGCGTAACTCCTACAACTTCAAGCACAACTGCAGTTTGTGATTTTAATGATGTAAGTTATACTTCAGCGTCTTTTACAGCAAATGGTGCTTTAATTTATAATGATACAGCTTCTGGTGACCCGGCATGTGCTGTTATAGCATTTGGTTCTGATAAAACTGTAACTAGCGGAACTTTTACAATTCAATTTCCAACAGCAGACGCAGATAACGCTATTATAAGAATAGCATAAGGAGGCACTCCTTATGTCTACTTCAATCTGGGGCGGAGACGATCCACTCGTAGCATGGAATCAAAACTCATGGCAATCTAATCAAGCAACTGTTTCATTAACAGGTGTATCTGCAACCACATCAGTTGGAACTGTAAAATCTTTTCCTGAGGCAGGATGGGGATCTGATGGTTGGGGTGAAGATGGTTGGAGTGGAACTTTTATAGTAGAGTTAACCGGAGTCTCTGCAACAACATCTGTTGGTTCTGTATCAGTAAGTGCTGAAATAGGTTCTGGTTGGGGTAGAGGTGAATGGAACAACAACGAAGGTTGGGGTATTCAAGGAACAGTTCTGCTTGATGGACAATCAGCTACAACAAGTGTAGGTTCAATATCTCCTGCTGATGTAATGGGACTAACAGGAGTCTCTGCAACAGTAAGTGTTGGATCACCTACTATAATTGGTAATGTTTCATTTACATTAACAGGAGTTTCTGCAACAGTAAGTGTTGGATCAATATCACCTGCCGACATAGTAGGACTAACAGGTCAAGCTATGACTTCTGCAGTAGGTTCAATATCACCTGCAGACGTAATTGGAGTTACGGGAGTTTCTGCAACAACAAGTGTTGGTAGTCCAAATATTACATCAAATCCTCTTGTCATACCAACTGGAGTTTCTGCAACTGTTTCTGTCGGAGCATTAGCACCAGCAGATGTAATGGGATTAACAGGAGTATCCATGACTTCTGCAGTAGGATCTTTAAGTCCTCCTGTTGTTATGGGATTAACAGGTGTTTCTGCAACAGCTTCTGTAGCTATATTTGGTACTTCAACAGGTTTTGGAATTCAAGCATATTCAAGCGTTGACACTGGTTCAAATTCATCGTATACAAATGTTGCAACTGGATCAAATACAAGTTATAGTGACGCTGCATAGGAGATAAAATTTATGGCATCAACATATACACCTTTAGGGGTAGAACTACAAGCAACTGGTGAAAACGCAGGAACTTGGGGAACAAAAACTAATACGAACTTACAATTAGTAGAGCAAATCTCTGCTGGTTACATTGCAAAGAGTATTGCTGGTGGTGCACAAACTACAGCTTTATCTGTTTCTGATGGAGCAACTGGTGCAGAACTTGCACACAGAATGATAGAATTTACTGGAACTATTAGTGGAAACCAAATTGTAACAATACCAAATGATGTTCAAAACTTTTATTTTTTAAGAAATTCAACATCAGGTTCTCACACAGTGCAGTTTAAATATGCAACTGGTTCGGGTGATTCTTTTACATTTGCAGCTGGAGATAAAGGTGATAAAATTGTTTTTGCTACAGCAAACGATGGAACTAATCCTGATATAGATACATTAGCAATCGGAACAGGTATTTCTGCTGTTGTTGATGATACTACACCACAATTAGGTGGTGATTTAGATGTTAATGGAAACAATGTTGTTTCTACTTCAAATGCTGATATTAATATTGTTCCAAATGGAACTGGTGATGTTGTTCTTTCAGCAGATACAGTAAAAGTTGGAGATAGTGGTGCAGCTGCTACTTTAACGTCAAATGGCGCTGGAGCATTAACTGTTACTACTGGAGGCGCTGCAGATCTAGTTTTAAACACAAATAGCGGAACAAACTCTGGAACTATTACCATTACAGATGCTGCTAATGGAGATATAACTGTAGCACCAAATGGCACTGGTAGAGCAAAAGTAACTAATGCTACATCAAGTTCAACACAAATCGTAACTACTGATGGAAAAGGTATTGTCTTCTCCATGGTTTTCGGGTATTAATATCAAAGGAGATTATAAAAAATGGCAACACCAAATTTAGTAAATATCGCAACGATCACACCTAAAAATGCTATGGGCACTTTAGGGGATACTAACAGAACTACTATGATAGATGTTCCTGCAGAAACTGCAGTGAGAATCGATACAATATTATTAGCAAACATTGACGGAACTAATGCTGCAGATGTGACAGTAGAAATTAGTAATGATAATGGATCAACTTATTATAAAATCGCAAGTACAATTTCAGTACCTGCAGATTCAACATTAGATTTAATTAATAGACCTATATATTTAGACGAAACAGATTTAATAGCTGTAACAGCTGGTGCTGCCAGTGATATAGCTTATCATGTTTCTTATGTAGAAATGGTTGATTAATAAATTTTAGGGAGGAAAGAAAACAATGCCAAGAATTATTAAACCAGCAGTTGGAAGTTTTACAGCATCCAATATAACTGTTGACTCATCTGGAAGAATTATAGCTGCAAGTTCTGGTGCAGGAGCAGCTAACATGGTTAAAACTTTTGTTGCTAACGCAGCTGGTACTGCAACTTTTACTGCTCAACCAGGAACAAGTAAAGTTCATTTATATATGAAAGGCGCTGGCGGCGGAGGCGGAGGCGGCGGCGGATCGCAACCGGGAGGAGTCGGAGGACATGGTGGTTTTGGTTTTTGGAATATTCCTGTATCACAACCTTATTCAGTTCCTTTTACATTAGGAACCGGTGGAACTGGTGGACAAACATCCCCAAATAATAATCCTGGACAAGCTGGAACCGCTTCTAGTTTTAATACAAACTTAACAGCAAATGCTGGTAATGGTGGTAATGAAGCCCCTGGACCAGCTTCAGGAAACCCGGGTACCCCTGGAACAATTACAAATGAAACTATTGCCTATATTGATGGTAATACCTTTGCAGATAATCCTCAATACTTAGCTTCAGAAATAAGTATAATGCCTGGTAATAATGATCAAGTAATGTCATCTGCTACTGGAAATTTTTATAATGGTGATCTTAGAATGAGAGTTAACGGCGTTGGTGGAGCGGGAGGACATGGTATTCAAGCTCCAGCACCTTCTGGTGGAACTACTGGTAAAAGTGGTGGTCTAGTAATATATGAGGATATAGGTTAATCAAATGGCTCTTTTAATTTTTAAAGCAGATTTAAATAAAGAACTAAGTACTTGGATTGCAGCTGCAAAAACAGAAGCTGATTTAGTTTTAGTGCATGGTGGAAATCCAGCAACAGTATCTACAATAGAGATAACAGATGCTGAATATGATAATCTTTTGGATGGAACTAAAAAATTAATAATGAATAATCAAATACCTTCTTTTGAAGATGTAGATTGGACCCCTGTTCAAGTTCGTTCACAAGAAAATTTAGAAAATAATATAGCCCAATATAGAGAAGACTTAAGTCATTTCATTTCAATTAAACCAACTCATTCTGAGTTATCTAAATTAACAGATGCTCTTAATTTTATTAATAGTTTAGATC